GTATCACCATTAACGGTAACGGTGTTCCTTTCGGTTGTAATGTTAACTGAACTCATGTTGAAGTGTAGCCCTCGCTTACAAATATTGTACCTTCTAAATAATATTGTTTCGACCCTGCACCATCAATTAATAAGACATCATATTTTAAAAGATCAGGAGTAAATGTAGCAGTCTGAACATCAGTAAGAGTAATACTTACAGATCCAGCAGATCTATCAGTATAAGTCACAGAAAAATCAGCATACTTCGTGGTGCGTGTTTCTTCCCAAACCTGGGCAGCTACAGTAAATCCAGTAAGATTTATTGCATTATTATTAGAGTCCTTAAAAATAAGCGGAATTGTATGATCCGACCTCCGTTGGAGCGTGAAGTTGTATATACCAGGTTCGATTGCCATAGTTAAAATTTTATTACATACATCATAGCGATGTTACGAGGTCTAGCTTCTGAACTTCCCTGATTTCCAATGTTTGTACCAGCATTGACACCAGTTGTTTTACTTGAAGTTCTACCTACATTTGGTGTACTTCCCTTGCTAACTATATTGTATGCTTCATTTAAGTTACCAGCCCCCGTACCAGACGCAGGGAAGTTGCTGCTGCTTAAGGTACTATTAAATCTTGATTCTCCACTATTGCCTGACCTAAATGAGTGGTGGAAGTGACCTGGATCTGAAATTGACGTTGATGCTGAGTGGTTGTGACTTTTGTTTGAAGAATCTTGAAAATCATTAATACTTCTTCCACTGTCCACACCTCTTCCGTGGTCAAATCCTCTAACAAATTCACCCCTTAAGTCAGGTATATTAAAGGTACTAGAACCGTTACCCGTTCCATAAGTAGTTCCTATGACAGCAAATAAAGCTGCGTATGTTCCAGTTCTAGGTACTTCATCCCCATCACACTCTAGATAACCTGTTGGTACGCTGGCTACTGCCATACAAAATACAGAACCTACAGGAACACCTTGTACTGTTGTAAATGATAATGCTCCAGAGCCATTTGTTTGCAACATTTGACCATTAGATCCATCTGCTCCAGGTAAAGTAAAAGTTACATTACTACTGACAGAAGAAGGTGATTTTAAAGCAACAAAAGGAGCACCACTGGAATCTTGAAATCTTATTGGCAATCCGTTACTCATGTCCAAACCAGAATCAGTTATCAAAACTCTTGTAGTTCCATCAGTTGCGAATCCTATGCTATTAGCACCAGACCTAAATATTCCTGTGTTTGTATCTCCATCAAAAGCTATAGCTGGTGCGGAGGATCCTGCACTGTCATCAGCCAAAAGCTGACCTGTCATTGTTCCACCGCTTCTTAGCAGTAGACCTAAGTTTGCATCGTTTACAGAACCAATAGTTGTAAAACCATTATTAGATGCGTTTCTTATTTTTAATTTATTTGAATCTGCTGTATCTACATAAAGCATAAATGCTTCTGGGTTTGCAGGATCACTACCACCAGAATTACAGGTTTTTATTGCATCAAGAACGGCATTTATGTCGCTTCTTACAGAAGCTCCTGACGCATTAGCTATATTGTAATCTCCTACTTGGCTCATTTAAAAAATACTTTTCTCTATATTACACTCCTTTACCGTAACCGACAGCTTGGAATGTAAACTTTTTACTTACTGGATTGTTACTACTATCTAATATCTTTATATTAAATCCTGTACCAGTAATAACGTTTCCTGCTGCATTAAGAAAATCACCATTTGAATCTGTTTTAATTATGAAATACTCACCAGCAGTAGCACCCATTATTGTTATGCCGACTGAAGGTTTAAAAGCATTTGCACCCCCTAAATTAGATGTTCCTACAAAAAATGGAGTTCCAAAAGTTACATCTAATCCATTAGCAGAAGTTCCTGAGTCTTGGGGTAAAGTTGATACTCCACCTCCTGTTTGATAGTTTTGCTCTGTTCTTGATTGAAATTCTGCTGTATATCCTGCTTGCTGTACGTTCATGTTTTGAGCAGTATTTGTTGACTCTAAAATTAGTTTAAATTTAAACCTTCTAGCTTTAAATGTTCCATTTGCAAAGTTGTTGAACGTACCAAAGGATCCTGATGCTGTTTGTGATAAGGCTACTTGCACCTGACAGTTAACTTCATCTGCTGCTGGTCCATCAAAATTACCATCTAAAGCAGCATACTGATCCCATAAAATACCAGGCGGTCCTGGAATTAAACTTTCAATATCTTGTCCAATAATAAATCCAATAGAACGTATGACTCTTTTTAAATCAAGAGAAAATACACCGCCTAAATCTAAAATATCTTTAAAATTATATTCTCCTGTTGCATTTGTAGCTGGATTCGTAAGTTGCAATGCACTGGTGTTAGTGTTAAATGTTGTATTTGTTTTAGTTCCTTGAAATGCAGGACTATCTAAATCTTCTCTATCTTGCAGTATTACTTGGGTATCAATTAGGTCAGGAAGATCCATAATGACACTGGTTTCTCCCACACTAAAGTTTCCTTGGTCATCTTGAAACTTAAGAATATACTCTCCTTCTAAACTTGGAACAATAGCATCAGTAGTATTACCAGCTAATGCAGTTACAAGATCAACAGAGTTTTGAAAAGTACCGCTTCCATCCGTCAGATTACTGTGCCTCACATAAACCCGCCCTCCGTGAAGAACATCTGGTTTAGTTGATTTATTCCACTTCAATCGCACAAGTTTATTTGTTATTGGTTCGATTGATAAGTTAGTTACATTATCAGGAGGTTCAGTTTTACCAATAGCATTAAAGGTAAGATCAGAAGAGGTTGCTGATAATATAAGTGCAGCATTGTATGAATATACTTTAAATTCATATGTACCAGCTTCAGTATTTAATATCTCAAAGTCAGGTCTAAATACTATTTCACTTGTCCAGTTTGAATTATTAAATCTAAATTGCACAAGATACTGACTTACACCTGTTACAGGAACCCAAGTTAATAGTAGTTTTGAAACAGCCAAGTTGTTTATGACTACTATCATTTCTTTTGGCTGACCATCTTGATCTGAAATTTTTAAATTCCCTGGAGGGTCTTTAAGTTCAGTTAGTAATGATATATTTCTTGCGGGTAAGGTAACACCCTGCATTGAGTCTATTGCTGCATATTTTTCTGATCTATAAGTTAATGCAGTAATCGCATAATTGATACCATCTTGCTCTTCTACAGTAATTACTCTAAAATTTTGTGCCTCTAACGTTGAACTAGATAGTAACCACATACTATTAACGTTTGGAGTTTGGCTTAAAGCAGAATCTAAAGCAATAACATCGCCAGTTACACTGGTTACGTCTTTAACTTCTACACTTCCATCGGGCAAAATAATACTGCATTTTTTATTAGTTCCTGTAAATGTGCTTAAATCCTTAGTGTTGTCTACAGTTATTTCCGTTTTATCTGTATTCACAGCTTTAATTCTTCCTGCTCTTCTTTCTACACTACGAACTGGATCGTTTATAGAGATGACAGATCCAGGTCTTACGATTGCACCAGCATCTATTGATGTTGTAAAACTAACCACCTCCGTTTCTTGTTCCTCACTTAGTAATACAGCTTTTCCTAATCTTCGTGCTTGACCTCTAGACGTACAAGCAAAAGCCTTGATGTCTTTTTTTACGATTCCTAGCTTGGCCTGTCTATTAATATCTTCTTGCAAAGCATTTGGACCATCTACATCATCTCCGACAACTTCATAATCTATTTCTCTACTATCCATGTTGAAATAGCTAACTGATATAACAGAATGTCTTTGTTTTAAGCTGCTGCCAGAATATGAAAACCCACCTTCACCTACGTTTGCCAAACTAAATAAGTAGCTAGGATCAGTTGGTCTATCTTGTGAAATTGTTACAGAACCTTCAGACCAAATAGGAAAGCATCTCATAACACCAGCTAATTCGTTTATCAACTGATACGCTTCCATAGACCCCTGTAAATTTACATTGCAACTAAATCTTGCTTCCTGTCCGCCAAATCCATCTGATACCAATTCATTTGCGTATCTACTGGCTGCTACAAAACTAAATAAATCTAAATTTGAATCTGTAATATGCGTTCCAAATCCGTACCTTTCAGTCGTGAGAAGGTCGAGTAGCACCATGCTTGGGCACGAGCACCAAACAGCAGCACCCATAGTTCCATTGAATATATAACCATTGGGATAAATTATTCTACCTGTCTGTAAATCAACAGTAGGTGTACCAGAATTTGATGCTCCTGCTCCTGGTATTCTTACCTTTACTCCACGAATACGAAAAGCTCTTTTCGGTATAGAACTAAACTGCTCAGAGTCTATTCTTAAATTTGTATATGCACTATTTAAATATCTTTGCTTATCATCAATTAGTAATTGAAGAGCACTTACACTAAAAGCATCTACGATGTTACCTCCAGGTGTCCGATCATCAGTAACTCTTTCTATTTTTATATCGGCTGATGTATAACCATCTGGCAACTCAACTCGATAATCTTTAGAATACGCATCAGCAGTTCTACCCGTTATTGTATCTGTAAAGAGTTCTGTAAAATTTACCTCATTATTCTTTCTAAGCGATACTTTTACTTCAACTGTTGAACCTAATAAATCTCCTTTATCCGTTGCTCTTTGTATTTGTGCAAAAGTAATTGTTATTCTTACAGCATCTTTTCCTGTAGGTAACGCTCTAGTAACACCATTATTACTTTTAGAGCACAAAACACCACCAAAATTAGCTAAAGGGGTTTGTGATTGTTGTATTCCAGGAATATGATTTTGATTACCTGTTCCAAAACGAGGTGTAAATACGACATTTTGAAAATTAAAATCTGATGCTCCAGGATTTGTATTGCTGGCAGTAGACTGAAGTATAGGAGTACCGTTTAAAAATATATCTTTTTGTGCAGCATTATTGTAAGCAGTAGATCCTTTTGTAAGTCCTGCCTTAGATGGAGTGGCGAAACCTTCTATCTCTCCTTCAGATAATAAATCCTGGATCGTGGCAAACTGTCTACTATTTAAAGTATCAGGTGCTCTTGTTGGAGAAGGTGGAGTAGGAGGAGGACCACCAGAACCTCTAATAATTTTATCTGTCATGTACTTACCTGATCAGTGTCAATACCCGCAGAAATAACAACTGATCCTGTTACTATTTCACCATAAACAATAGGGTGGCTAGTTCCTGCACGGCTAGTATTTTGCACTCCAGAAAAACTAAATGATATTCTTGGATCTTCTTCATCTGAAAAATCAGGAAGTTCTGGTAAAGGAAACAACATCTGCGATACACCAGTTAAAGTTAAAGCTGCACCTATACCAAATAAACCTTTAGATAAAGCCCCTCCTGTTATTCCTGCTTTCGTAAACGCTATAGAACCTGGAACGGCAAAAGCTAATCCAACCATCGCTACCCCTAATAAAGTTTTGCCCACACCTCCGCCAGCACCAGCAATAACTGGAACAATACTAATGTCCGAATTTCCTATTGGATTTTGTATGTCTTCTTCCCCGATCTCATAATCATCTACTAATACCCTGTAGTACCTCTGACTCATGTGTTCTTCTAACTTTGGAAAGTTACTGACAAGAAAACGTATTGCATCAGCAGTGCAATTTATAACCGCATCTAACTCTTTATGACCTACAAAGTCAGCTAGTTCTCCATAAAGTTTAACTTTTCTGAGCATAGCGATACCTCTTACCAGTA